GGACGACGAAGCGCGGGAGATGATCGCACGCGAGGAAAAGCGGTTGGCGGATAACCAAGGGGTGATGAACCCTGTAGACGATTTACCGATCGGGCCGGATAACTATGAGAAGATGTATATTCCAGGATTTGAAGGGAGACAGCGACGTGCGCCACTTCCGGATGGTGCGTCGATCGCTGTGGCGAAGGAGACAAAATGATACGTGAGCTTTCCTTCATTGTGGCTCTGGTCGCGCCACTTGCGGCATGGGCGCAGGGCGCGGTGCAGCAGACGGGGCCGGTCACTCCCGGGCATGCAGCAGTCTGGGCGCAGGATCATCTGGTCAAGGATGGCGGGGTGCCGAGCGGCATTCCGCCATCGGTGATAACCTCGGGCGCTGACCCGAATGGTGTAACGGACAGCGGGCCGGCGTTTCAGCAGGCGTACAACGTCAACGCGCCGACCGGTATCTGTGTGCACGTACCAGCTGGGACCTACCTGATCAACACTCAGGTTACGATGACGTCCTGGCCGCCGTGCTTCTACGGGGATGGGTGGAGCGAAGCGCAGGGTGGTCTCGCGTCGAGGATTGGCACATGGATCCACATCAATAACCAGTCGGTACAGCCATTCGCCATTTCAACAACCGCGACCGCAGGCTCGTACGGCTTTTTCAATATGGCGTTCTATGAGGACCAACCCACACCCGCGCCCGGGTGGACGCCAACGCCTTACCAATACATTTTTGCCCTCACCGGCACCCAAGGCCTACAGTTTGAAAACCTCTATTTCTTTAATGTGACGCATTGCCTGAGTTCGCTCCCGCCCGGCAATAGCGGTCGACTACACATCAAGAAATGGGCGGGCCAGCCGCTCGGGACCTGTCTTCTGATCGACAATCAGCGGGACGTCAGCTGGATCGACGACCTTCACTTCTGGCCGTTCTGGTCGAGCGACGTCAACGTCTACAAATATACCCAGGCCAATGTCGATCCGATCGTGCTGCAGCGCCTCGATAGTCCTGTTATCGGTTCGGTCTTTGACTTTGCGTATCATAGCGGTATCAACTTCGCGTCGTCGAGCAACGGCGCAACCACTGGGTTTCAGGTCGGCAATCTACAGGTCGACGCCGCCAAATATTCGGTCTGGGTGACCGGCAATAACACGCAGGGGCAGATCGCCAATTTCCGCGGGGCTGGCGAAGATGCTACCACCGCGAACGTGGCGCTCACCGGCAGCGAGTCTTATCGCGATGAATCTACTGGATCGGTCGTATCGATCGCCAATTTTCATAACTTCTACTCTGGCGGAAGCGCGATCCATATCCTCAGCAGCAGTGACCTGCAGGTCGGTAAGGCGCTGTTGTGGAACTATAACCAGAACAATACGGGAAGCGCGGGAATTACCGGCGGGCCCAGTTCAGCCATTACGATCGGAACAGCGCCAAACATTATCGGGACGCTCAACGGCGCGGCGCTCTCCAGTATCGATCCGACCGCGTTCTTGATCGCCCCTGGGATCGCGCAGACCTGGACACCGACGCTGGTCGGTACCACTACGACCGGGAGCGCGACTTATACCTCACAAGCAGGCGCGTACTGGGATGACGGATCGAAGATTAGTTTGAAATTCGCCATATCGGTCACTGGGTTTAGCGGCTTTGCTGGATTGCTGACGATCCAGGGTATCCCACGCCCAGCAACTGGTCTCGTTAATCACAACGGGACATGCGCGATCGGGCTGAAGTCCGGGATCGTCCTCGATACGGGTTATTATGTGCTTGCCGCGGTCGTGCCAAGTGGAGCGGGGCCTAAGCAGATACAGTTGATCGAGAGTGGGCCGGGGAACTCGTCGCAGCAGACGCCGATCTCGGTTTATGGCTCGTCGTTTTCCATCGCGGGCGACTGTACTTATCAGTGGAATTGAGATGACGACAAACGTCGACCTCACCAATCGCGCGCTCGCCGAGATCGGCACGCGGTCGCAGATCACCTCGATGACCGACGGGTCGCAGGAGGCGCTTTACGCCAACCTGCTGTACAATGGACTGCGCGACTTCCTGCTGCGCGAGGGCGATTACGAGTTCGCCTCGACGCCGATTGTGCCAACGCCGGTGGAGGTCGGGGTCGTTCCCGCGCCGTGGCTTTACGCCTATGCCTACCCGACCGATTGCGTGCGGGTAAAGCAGCTGATCCCGGTCGGCGACCCGACATTGCTCAATCCGGTCCCTGTCGAGTTCAACATCGCCAACAGCGCGTCGACACGGGTGATCGTCACCAAGGTCAATACGGCGTTCCTGATCTACACAACGAACTCGGTGATCGAGACGCTGTGGGATTCGATGTTCACCGAATCCTTTGTGCGGATGCTCGCCTCGGCGCTGGCCTTTGCGCTGGAGAACCGCATCGAGGCGTCGAACGCGAAGCTGCAGGAAGCGATCAACTTCGCCGGCATGGCGAGCTTGAAGGACGGGTGAGATGCCGACGATCGAAGGCGTCGTCAACCAAGCGCTCGACCTCGTCGGGTATGCCGACCACATCGGCAATATCTACGAGGGATCAAAGGCGAGCGTCGTCGCGCTGAACACTTGGGGCCACACCCGCGACATGCTGCTGATGACGGCGCAGCCGGTCTGGGCGAAGAAGGACATCCAACTCGCCCTCCTCAAGAACGCGCCCAACATCAACAACGGTTACGCCGATTATTCTCTCGGATGGAATGCCTCGAGCCACCCGCCCTTGCCGTGGCTCTACGAGTACGCCTATCCGGCCGATTGCCTCCTGCCGCTGCAGATCAAACTGGCACCGCTCTTTGTGCCGGTGTGGCGGCCGCGCGCCAAGCCATGGCGGCCAGCCTTTGACCCGGTAACCCAGAACCACGTCATCCTCTCTAATGAAGCCAATGCGATCCTCATCTACATCGCGCAGGTGCTCGACCCCAACGACTGGTATCAGGACTTCACCGAACTGGTGATCGAGGCGCTGGCGAAGAAGTTCGAAACCGAGCTTGGCCGCCCGATGCCGCAGCGGCCGCAACAGCAGCCGGAGAGGGAGAATGTCGGCAACGCTCCCGGTTGATATCGTCAACCGCGCCCTCGACGAGTGCGGGATCGACGCGGTCGGCGACTTGGGCGACGGCTCGCCGCAGTCGCGTGCGGCGGAGCGGATCTACACCCCGACCCTGCGCCAGCTGCTCTCCGGCGCGCATTGGAACTTTGCCCGCAAGGAATTGCAGCTGAACTTGCTAGCCGATTACAGCGGGCAGAATGCCACCGCCACCGATGTCCCGACACCGTGGGGATACATGTATGACTGGCCTACTGACTGTGTTCACGCTCGCTTTGTGCCGCAGACTTATCCGCAGCAATCATCGACCGGCGGCACGCCGATCTTCTCGGGGCCGCCGGCGCCGAATGTCACGACCATGGGATGGAACAGCCCTGCTCCCTTTATTGTCACCTCGGCGAACCGGCCCAACCCGATCTCCTCACAATGGTACGAGATCGAAGGACACGACCCTGACCAGACCCGGGTCATCCTCACCAATCAACTAGGGGCAACGCTGATCTACACGGCGTTGATGCAGTATCCAGATGCGTGGGACCCTCTGTTCGAACAGGCTATGGTGTCGGCCTTGGCGGCGCGGCTGGCAATGCCATTGCTGGCTAAGGTAGATCGCGCGGCGGCACGGACGGTACGACAGGATAACATTGCGATAGCTAAGCAAGCGCTCGATACCGCCCGGATCCGCGACGGCGATGAGGGATGGACGATCGTCGACCACACACCTGACTGGATCCGCGCCCGCACCACCTGGGCCGGGTGGACAGGGCCGGGCGTGCTTTATTACCCGTGGTGGTCGATCCCCTGGCTCGAGGATGCGGGAGGGACGTACTGATGGCCGAGAAAAATGAATTTGCGGATGACGCGCCCGCGAGTGATCGGACGGCTCTACGCAACGCCAAAAAAATGCTGGATGAGGGTGGCCTGCGAAATCCAGATGGTACGTTGGCCGTTCCGATCTACTCCATCTCAGATCAGCTCAGGGCGTCTTTAGCGAAAGCGGGCCTTAAGGGATTTAAAAACGGAGGTCACGTCCAGGCCGACGGCATCTATCGATTGCAT